AAGCGGCCCTAATATACTATCGTTATTAACCACTGTATTAACCACATCATTTTCAATTGCTTGTGCTGGGTTAATTGCTAAATCAACTTCCTTTGTGTTGATTGATAGGTTTTCATGGTTTATATTGTAGGTAGTTATTCTTCTTTCTAAATCAAATTGCCTTAATTCTAATTCAGTATTTTTAACCCAAGATTTTTTATTATCAATAATTCGTTTTAATTCAAATTGAGGGCATGCTTCATTAAATGCTTTAGGTGGTGTTGGTACATCACATACTCTATTTAATTGCACATCATCAAGTAATATGGAAAAATTCTTTAATTGATTACCTGTTATTGAAACCTTAAGTCTTTCATTAAAAATTGATTGTAATATAGGTGGATTATCAACCACCATCTTAAATTCTAACCAATCTGAATTAAGTGAGAATTCATTTACAACGCTTTGATTTGGTGATAATGAATTTAAAAAATTTGTAATTACATAATCACAATTACCATTTAATAATATACCTGTGTTTGTGTTTCCGCTTAAAAAATTGAAAATATCTGTTATATTGAATAAATCTTGTGATGATACATTTTGCAAATTATTAGGTATAGGTAAAGCTTCATTATAAATAACTTTATCAAGATTATCCGTTAATTTAAGTGTTTCTAATAGGTCTCGTAAACCATCTACTGGTATACTTTCGCAATCAATTTTCAATAAAAACTTAAAACTAATTTCTAAATGACATAATGTTTGTTCAATATCATCAACTTGGAATAACGCACCTGTATTACCTTCTGGGTCTAATACTATATTAAATGTACCACCACTCAAACAACTAGGTGCCCAATAACATTTTGCATCATTTGGGTCAAATGTATATCCTTGAGCTATACAGCAATCATAACTAAGTTTACTTGTTGCTGGAACCCCATTGTTATCAATTATCCCAACAACAGTACCATCTACATTAAATTGAACTTCATTTAATGCGACTCCGTTAATATCTGTACAGTTTGTTACTTCCATTATGCTTTTTTAATAAATATCTATATTTCTTTTTATGCTTCTATAATATTAACTGTTACTGCACCAGATGTGGCTGATGGTATGATATCTAACCAAGAAGTTAATGTATAAGTATAAGTTCCAGCTGGCACCACTAAACTACTAACTGATGTTTTTGTATTAGAAGTACCATCTGTAGATACTGTTATTGTACCTAAAATAGTGCCACCATTTCTTTCTAATTTTAAACTACCTGTACCTAGATTATTATAATTAAAATTATTTTTGACAGTAATTTTATATGTTTTACTACCTGTTACCGTTAAAGTACCAGTTTTTATTGTAGAAGCTGGGTCTGCTGATGGTAAAACATGACTATGTGTAAGTGTTGTTCCATTATTAAAAATACCAGAATTAGTGACCGTAGTGGCAGTAGTAGTTGTTGCACCACAATCAGTTGTTACCGAAAATGTGCTTGAAGCCCAAGAGCTAACAACACCTAGACTGTTAGTTACATTAACTTGTAATTCATATTGACCTAAATCATTTACATTAAGTGTATAAGAGTTTGATGATATGGTAAAATTAGTCCATGTTGTCGTACCAACTTTCCTATACCTACCATTTCTGTTAGTTATCGTTGTACCAGCTGGTGTAGTTGGGTTTAATGATATATTTATTACACACATATTTTTATATTATTTAATTAGAACATGAGGTTCTTTCTTCAACGCCTGTTATTGTATCCAAATCAATAGATGGGTAATCCCCAGCATTATTATCATAATTATCTTTAGTTGTTAATCCCGCATAAAATTCAAAAACAGCTCCTGTATCTCCAAAATATCTAGGAATTAAAATATGACTCCAATTTGTTATATTTGTTGTAGTTCTAACTACCACATCACCTAATACACCATCACTTACTCTAGCACTATCGGTGCATTCTCTAGCGAAAGCATAATAATAAGTTATTTGAGTCTGTAAACAACATGAGTCGTTTGTTATAATTACCGTTGGTGGTGAAGCTATTGAATTGAAACATGTAAATTTAGTTCCACTAATAGCATAACTATAACCTAATGAAGTACAACATTCAGCTGTTGGTACCAAAGTAGTTTGAACGTTAGTTGATGGATTTACGAAAGTAATGTCACCATACTGTGGTACTGGCTCAACAATTATTAATCCTTCACATGGGTCAGGCGTCACATATTCAATACATTTAATTTGGTCACCTACGATACTTTCAACAAATCCATAATCATAACAACATTGCGCACTAGGAACTGTAGTTACGGTACCACCAGTTACAAAATCAAATATTTGGTATAGACCCTCAAATGTATTTGTTGGTGTGTAAGCTGAACAGCATTCAATACATATTTCTGGTACTGTTCTACAAATATAATAATTTTTAGGTCCTATTTCAGGGAAACCTTCTAACGCTGTACAACATTCTGGGTGAATATTATCTGAAATTGTCCCATCAACAAAATTAAATAAAAGTATACCATTTTGTTGTTGTGTAACAGCAGTATACAAACATTCAACTGGATTCGTAACACCTTCTGTTATATTAATTTCTAAACTAGTATTACAATCACCGCTTAAAATAACATTAGTGCCTGATACAGTAACTATTTTTGATGTAATACCAAAGCATTGAGAAACATCTAAACCATTTACATCAGTTATATTAATAGTTGATAGATTGGTTTGTGATAACCCTGATAACACAAATGGTGTGTTAGTTAAAATTTGACATGTATTTGTTCTCCCTGTTATACTCATTATTGTAAATTATTAATACTTAAATCTATTGATTTAGATGTAACACCAACACATTGAGAACCTGAATTCAATGAATCTAAATGCATGGTTACCTTACCACTTGCAGCTCCAGTTGCTGTTATTACTGGTGTTATAAAGAAATCGTAAACGCCATTATACTCTGAATTAGGGGTTAATGGAATATTAGTTAATGTATGCACCGTATTTGTTGGATTTAAAGTAAAAATGTAAGATGAATTAGATATTGTTATTGTTAACTTTGTTTCTGGACTTTTAACCACATTACTTAAATTAAACGTAATTGTAGCGTAAGTTGTGGCGGTAAGGCCATCAATAGTGAATGATTTAACCCCAGTATTTATATTAGTAAGTATCTTAACGTCTACATCACAAGTAATTACTGGGCAAATTATTACTTCTCTGACACCACTAGTGTTTGTTTGTAACCAATTAGCTACGCTAGTATAATTACCACCCATATAAACTTGAGTTGCAGCTGAATGACTTACAGTGTTTATTCCATTTATATCTGAATATACTGTATCACCAAATGTTGGTAATATACCGCTACCATTATGATAATAAGTCCTTATTAAAGGTAAAGCAGCCACTGGATTACATGCGTCATCTGTTTGCAAACTAACATTAAATGCCGTTAAAGCACTTAATGGGGTTAAATCAATACAATCATAAGTTGAATCAAGACATAATTGGATTTTAAAATAGGTGTTTAATAATTCACTATCACAACCGTTTGGACCTGTAATTGTAAATGTTGTATCACCACTAGTATATGTAGCACCACTTAATGTTGATGCACTTAAAGGTGATTCAGCTATAGAAAACAATCCAGTAACATATTCACCTTGCGTTATTGCAGTAGAACCAGTCACAGGGAATATATAAGTATGGAATGTTTCACCAGTTAATGACGCTGTTAAGGTCCAAATATTTGTTATAGTACACCCAGTTTCATTAACTGGATTATTATCATATATTTGATTTAAGTTTGTTGTTAATATTGAATCAAAATCATGGTCAGTGTCAAGTACCACTAAAACATCAGCATCACAGCATTCATCGAATGTTCCATTTGCATAATTAGTAAATAAATTGATTTCAGCATCAATATTTACTTCTTCAGCGGTAGTAGCACTATAATTAGGTACTAAACAACCTCTAAATTGGTCTATATATGCTTGGCCACCATCATAAGGCCCGATATGTGGGTTATTTCCAGCTAAAATATCTATATCTGGCGCAGGGCCACCTGTTTGTCTATACCATAAACCAGCTTTTTGGAAATACATGTCTGGTGTATCAGGAAATACTTTTGGATACCCTTCAGAATCGATGTGTATTGTTGAAATATCAGTGGTATTATTGAAATGGTTCATCATTTCAGTTACCAACTCAACATTTACTGGTTTATCAGCAACGTATAGGTACTCATTAAAGGCCACTAAACCATCTGGAGCACCTATGAATTTAAATAAGAATTCAATCGCCTTCCTAGTACCTTTAGATTTCCAAAGCCAAGGTGTATTTAGAACAACTCTTCTCCATAATTCAATTTCAGATTCAGCATCGCTATAACCTCTAGAATGACCATCATAATAACTATTATTTAATGATAAAAAATTACCTAACACGTCAACTTGTGATATAGAAGAAGTTAATTCCCAACCTAATATTCTTGCGAGGTTTTTAAGCACTGCATCAGGTGTGTTATTTTTCTTATCATAAGTAACCGTATTAGCAAATCTAATACCATCCGAATATTTTTTAATCTCATCAAATTCTCTACCATAAATTTTAAGAGTACTGGTCATTTTTTGGCCATTTGAATCTGGGTATGTGCCATTAATATCAGCAATACTATCGAATTCTGAAATAGATGTAGATACCAAGAATCTAACCATTAAATTAGATTTTGAATTATCGTTGATGTCCGCTATATTTAATAATTGATTTACAAAATTAACATACGATATCGAATTAAAATCAATATTATACCCATCTGATATTGGCCATGTTAATTTTTTAATAGTTTCAATAATATCACCAGTTTGACTTTCATTGTAAACTTTAAAACTACTAGTGTATAATGGAATCGTTAAACGGTTTAGTAAATTATTCTCAAACTCATTTATATTGAAGAAAAATTCTTCAATTCTAGTGTCGTTAGGTTTTATATGGTAATTTATTATGGTAGTTCCAGAATCAGGGAATGGATTCCCATTTACTGCCACTGAAATAATTGAGTTTGTTAAAGCTGAAGCTCCAGATAAACTTATTATCGGGTATGTTCCACCTGACGTTGAAATTACATAACTACTATAATTTAAAACTAAATTTCTTAACGTATTACTCTCATTAAATGTATTTTCGATTGTACCACCACTTAGAAAATTTATACTGAATTTATTTTCTATTCTAGCTGTATCAATATTAAACGTACTTGAATTTGATGATGGGTTATATATATAATCAGTTACAGTGTTACCTGTTAATGAAGGGTCAGTTTCATCAACTTCTCTAATGTATAACGATGCTGGCCATTTTATTATTATATTTTCTAAAGAAACTCTAATATATTCTCTTAATGACCCAAAAAACGCAAATGTTAAAGCGTCATTATAATCTAAATTAAGTTTTGCGTTTTTAGAGTATTTAGTAATAACACTTTCTAGTGTTGAGTCTAAATTTAATGTTTCTAAAGATAAAAAATTAGTGAAATTATTAGTAACAAAGTTTTTATCAACCTTACTATCAATATTTGTTGATATATTAAAACTTCCAGAAGTAAAAATAGGGGTACCTTCAGCTGCACCAAATTGATTTCCAACTAAATCTGGAGAGAAATTTCTATACTCTATTCCATTGCCAAAAACTTCTTTTTTAGCATAACCTACTACTTTAATACGACTCATATAATTTCATTTAACATTACTATTTTATTCAGTTAATTTATAATTACACATTACTGATATTATCAAAATCTTTGCTAAAATCAATATTTGTTTTAGGTTCTCTTATTTCAAATAAAGGCTCACCAGTAAATTGGTCTTTAATTTCAAATAAATTATATTGTTTATAAATTTGTTTATCAAATGTATAATTCGTGAAAACACCATCTTCCATTGACTTGCTTTGTGGTCCATATATACCATATGCTATTGTTTCTATATCATGCTCAACCATTTCAATCTCAATTTGAATTGGGTTAAAAAAAGTATTAGTTATAATTACATCTTGATTAGGCTCACCTATAAATGGCAATACATTAGGTTTTACACTAGAACTTGAACTTGGGGTTACTGTACAAAAAACTAAAGTAGAATTATCATTAAAATTATATCTCACAGCTTTTTGATTTGTATTGGTTAAATTTTGGTTAACTACATCCACCCTGTTATTTGATGTGATTATTCTAAAGAAATTCCTAACTTTAACATCACCATCAGCGTTATCATTGCTTAAATATTCCACTCTATACCCAACTAAACCGTTATTTCTAAATCTTGATGAGAACTGACCACTTAAATTAGCTGATGCCGTATCAAATATCAACCCTTTAACATCTGACTTAGCGGCTAATACACCACAATCTAAAATAGTAGTTCTAATCTCAATTGGCTTGATTGAGATGGTATATATACCCTTTTCACTAAAAACTGTTTTAGATAAAGTTAATGTATACATTCCACCAAAAATTTCTACAGAACCTGTATTATTTGGGTTATTCATTTGTGATAAAACATCATTCGTGTTTAATTTCGTTAATGTAGTGTCACCTATTTGATTTCTAGATGGGGTGTAATGCAAGAAAACTTCAATATCATCTAATGATACATCGGCTGGTCTAACTGTCCCGTAATTTCCGCTCATTTTTTTATATCTTTTTTAATTAATTTATTACCATTTCGACTAACTATAATAACATCAACTGGTTTAACATTTTCATTAACCCATTTAATTTTTTTG